ACCTCGCCGCCGAAGTTCTGCGGCAGGGAGTAGGTGCCCTGACTGGAGAGGTTGTAGGTCTTCGTCCCGACCCACGAGACGTTCCCCGTGGCGGTCATCGTGGAGTCGGTGAGATACGTCAGCAGGGCGATCGGCGCGGCCACGTCGGTCATAAAGAGCGTCTTCCCCTCGGTGGAAGGGTAGAACGTCCCGGGGTCCGCAGTGATCGTGGTCAGGTTTGGCCCGGCTGCGTAGGAGGAGGTCATCGTGGGCGCGCCCGTGGGGTCTTGCACCAGGAAGGTGTGCCCGCCCTGCCAGGCGACGTTGCCCGCGACCTTCACCGAAGTCGAGGTCACGAAGTCAGTGATCGTGAACAGGCCGGTGTTCTGGACAGCGATCACCTTGCCGACCTGAGAGGCGTCGAACCAGGCCGACGTGGCGGTGATGACCGTCTTGCTCACCGAGTCGTAGATCGCGGTCACGAGGTTCGGCCCCGCGCTGCCCGGCGGCATGGCGATGCCCTTCTCCGGCCAGAGGTCGATCTCGGCCAGGGGGCGCTGCCAACGCCAGCCATTGGGCGGCGCGTCGGCCATGAACATACGGATGCCGTCCTGCACGAACCGCTTCACGCGGTCGAGTTCGTAGGACCCCGTGGGGATCGCGGCCGGATCGGTCCCGGCGGTCCCGTAGGACGCCACGCCGAGTTGCTCGGCGACGGCGATGATGAGGTCCTGGTAGGTTAGGGCGGCTGTCGGCTCGCTCACGAGAATGCCTTCTTCAAGTTCTTCTTGGCGTTCTTCACAGCCACATGCCCAGGCAGCTTCCCCTTGTTATCGAAGTGATGCCTGGCCATCCACTCCGGCCCGAACTTGTGGGCGAGGTAGCCGCGTTGTGCCTGGGACTTGGCGGGCATGGTGCTACTTCCCGGCGGTCAGGGCGGCGACGGCGGCGGCTCGCTCGGCCTTCATCTTGGCCACGCCGGTCAGGGGCTCGACCACCGGCGGCGCGGGAGGCGGCGGGGTCTGGACCAGGGCGGCGGCATCCGCGGCCACCTGGGCGGCTTCCTGGGCAACGAGGGCGACAGTTGGGGCCTGGCTCATCTGCGATCTCCTACGCCCACCTGCGGGCGAGTTCTGCACCCATCCCACCGCCGACCGCACACGCGATCAGGGCCGGGATATTCTGCTGCACGAACACGATGTACCCAGTGCCGAGAGCCAGGAGAAGCTCAACCGCCACCAGCACACCAACCCAAGCACTGTTACTGACAATCGCGTTCGTCCGCTTCGAGACCAGGAACCACTCGATCACCGAAATCACGAAGCAGATCACGCACGCCCACATCGGTATCTCCTGCGAACAATAGGGTGCGGGTCAGTGTCCCGGCCCGCACCCTGAACAATCTCCCTGGGCCAGCCGAGGGCTAGATTGCGATCTGGAGCATGATGTTCGGGCCGTTGCTCGTGCCCGAGGCGCTCAGGTCCAGGCCGGTGCCGATCCGCTGGTAGCCAGCGTAGGTCGTGCTGGTCTGCCCGCGGACGGAGCCGTCCGTGTTGATGTAGATGTCTCGGCCGTGAGCGGCCTTGCCGGTGGCCGCATCGCTCGTCAGCCATACCGGACCCCAGGTCTGGACCCAGAAGTATTGGCCGACCGTCACGTTGTCCAGGGCCGAGGCCCCGATGCAGGTGACGTAGGACGAATTGACGGCGTTCATGCCCTTGGCGTTGCAGTAGGGCGAGAAGTACGCCTCGATATTGGTCGTGCCCACCACAACACCCTGGTAGGTCGTGCCATTGATGTCGAAAGTACCCAACGGGGCATCCAGGTACACATCGCAGAGGCGACTTGTGGCACCGGCAATCACTGCGGTATTGCCGATGATACCCCGAAATTGTGGGTGTTGGTTGATGCCGTTGTTGATGACGATATACCCGCCCCGGAGGGCGTCAACAGCGACACCACCGTCACCGGCCAGGCCATCCGTCGCGCCCACGGTGATCGTGACCACGTTGGAGCCAGTGGCTCCGGCCACGGTCTTCCCGGCCACACCGAAGTTGTCGATCACCGGCCCGTAGATCGTGTTCTGGGCAGGGGCGACGGCGTTGGTGATCGAGGCGTCCGGGACGCAGACGCCGAACTCCGACCGGATGGTTCCACCCGCCTTCGCGTAGCGGAACACCCGGCCATCGGGCGTCACCTGGCGGTCGCCGACCACGAACCGCGGGTCGATGACCGTGGACGCCTGGTAGAGGAAGCCCCAATTGGGCTGATCGCCGACAGTCACCTGACTGCCCTGGCGAATGTAGTTGACGTTTCCGATGCCTTTGCTCATATCGACTCTCGCTTTCTTGTCTCTCGTGACGTTTCCTCGGGACTTGTCAACAACCCCCGATTACTTGGGGGTGTGGACCACGAACCCGGCCGTCCGGCGGTTCAGGCACAGGTTGTTATGGCTGCCGTCCAGGTAGACGGTGACGGTCGTGTGCTGGAGCCGGTCGGTCATCGGCTTCGACTCTTCCATCCAGAAGCCTTCCTGGACGAACGGCAGGAACTTCTTGAAGTCGATGGTGTAGATCGGGCTGTACGTCACGCCGTCCAGGTTCGGGATGTACTGGATCGGGATGCGGTTGAAGTAGCAGGTGCCCTCGATGTCGATCAGGCTCTTGCCCGCCAGGTCCTTCGGCTGCGTGGCGTCATCGCGCTTGTCGGCGAGGTCCTGGAGTTCGACGTTCACGTCCAGGTTCGCGTACATCCGCCGGGTGCCAACCTCGTCGTTGCCCGGCGAGTTGATGAACAGGGGCGGGCGGAAGCGGGTGGCCAGGATCGCCCGGCGCAGGGTCCGCAGGAGGGCGTTGTCCACCTTGACGTAGGTGGCGGCGTAGTTCCGCCACTTGGACTCGACCGCGGCGTCGATGCCCGCGCAGACGGTGCCGGTCGTGGCGTCCTGGTAGGTGATCGTCTTGCCGTTGAAGCCTGCGGTGCCGCCGGAGTCCAGCATGTTCAGGTAGTACGGGACGCCGTAGGGGAACAGCTTATCCGTGGCGTTGGTCGGGGTCTTCCAGCCGCGGTCCTCGATCAGATCGGCCAGGGACCACAGGCCGTCCGTCCGGCGAGACTCCATCAGGTTGATGTAGCCCTTCGCGGAGTTCTTGTTCCGCAGAATCTCCAGGATGTCCCACGAGTAGTTCGTGCCGATCTGCGTCCAGGGCACGTCGATCTGGCGCTGGACGTTCGCCACAGAGGGCTGGTCCACGTCGAACAACTTGCGGTAGGAGGCATTGCCGGAGTTGTCCAGCATCACGTTGCGCTGGATGGACGTGCCGCCGTCCACCTGCATCCGGTCCTCCTGGTAGATGCGGCAGAACTCGTAGTTCTGGTTGGTCCACGCGACCTCGAACGTCTGCTTGGGCAGGTCCTTGAGGGTCGTGGCGATGAGGTCGATCAATTTGTCGTTGTCGATGCCGATGGGTTTACCCTACTTTCTTGGGTTGAGGGACTACGCGAACGCCCCAGCGAGACGGTCCTCGGTCCTGGTCAGGAGTTCCTGACGGTCCCGGGGCGCACCACCCTGCGCTCGCCGCCCCTGGGCGGTCGGCTTGAGGGTGATGCCCTTGCCTCGCTTGGTCACGTCCTTGCGGATCGCGTCCCTGATGACGGTTTCCTTGACGCCGCTGGCCACGGAGTCGTGCGCCAGCACCAACGCTTCGTTCACATCCAACTGACGGCCCTGGAAGGCTGCCCCCGCGATGAGGGCATCGGCCGTCTCCAGGACCTTCGAGCGCATGTCCACCTGCTCCGCGGTGAGGGAGGCAGGAGTCGTGCCGTACACGGCCTTGTACGAGGCCATGTCCTTGCCAGTGAAGAAGTCCTGGACGGTCTTGTTCAGGGACTCCTGGGCGGTCTGCTTGGCCGTGTCCCGGCTACGCTGGGTCTCAGCGATGATCGGGGTCAGGGCCTCAATGGCCTGGTTGAGCGGACCCGCGAGGGCCTCGATCAACTCCTGGTTCCCGTACTTTTCGACCATCTCGGCGACGTTGATCGGCTTGAGTGCGCCGGTAGAGGGTGCGGCCGGTGCAGCAGGAGACGGGGCAGGTGACGCAGATGCGCCCGGCGCAGGTGTGCGACTCTTGCGTCCCAGTTCCGCCCATTCGTTGATCTCCTTCGTCCTCGACTCGTGCATCCGCTCGAACGTCTTGATCGCCAGGCCGGGGTCGGCCTTGTGGAAGTTGGCGATCTCCTCGTCGGTCCAGCCCCGAGCCTTCGCCGTCCGGTGGTACGCGGCCGGAAGGGTAGTGTCCCCAGCCGCGGGGCTGGCGGGCGCTGCTTCGGGCGCGGCCTCGGGCGTCTCCTCGGTGGTTTCACCCGTCGTGGAGTCGTCGCTTTCACTCGTGGCCGGGGTTTCATCGGCCGGTGAAACCGCAGCGGGCTTGGCCTCGACCGGCGGGGTATCCCCGTCCTCCAGGAGCGAATCGAACGCATCCAGGTGCGCCTGCACCGCGGATACGATCTTCGGGTCCTCGGAAGAACGAGGGGCCTCGGTCTCGGTTGCCACTACGGGGGCTTCGATTGTCGCTGCTTCGCTCATTGGGTTTCCTTGTCGGCTGCTCGCACGAGGCGAGGGTAGGCGACTACGGTTCCATTATCGCCGGAACAGACCGGCGTGTCAATCGTAACTTCGGGAATCCACCCACCCCGCGGCCTTGAGATACGCCTTCTTCTCCCCGCGACTCCTGACCACTGGGATCGCCGACCCCTCCATCATTCGCAACTCGACGTTCGGGAACCGGCGGCGATGTTCGGCCACGTCCTCGGGGACACCGAGGAAACCCATGCTCTGTAACTCAATCGGGTGGGCGTAGTTGCCCCGGACGGCGACCCCCACTCCAGCCGCGCCGTCAGATCGGTCGGGGATCGCCCCGGGGCCGGGGACCACGACACCGTTACGCTTCCAGATGATCGCCATCACTGCCCTCCCGCCGTAGGCTGGGACGCCGCCCCATTCGACCCCGCATCTTCGTCTTGCAATCGCATGAGTTGTTTGTTGAGCATCTCCGCGGCTTGCTCGTAGACATGCTGGGCTGGGATATTCCCTGAACCGGACGCCTTGACATCCTTCCCCTTCATGCGAAGAGCCGCAATGCGGGTTTTCAGATATTCCATGTAGCCGGGGCGGTCTGTTTCGAGTTTGGGTTTGGTCGCTCGGTCAAGTTCATCGAGAATCTGCTCGTCGATGGACAGGGGATTCTGCCCCTTCTTGCGGAACACGGCGTCAAGGCCCTGTTGGGCATTGGCCTCCACCGCAGGTCGTCGGGTCGCCTGGACCTGTTCGGCTGCACTCCCGCCTGGGCGAATGACCTCCTCCGCGGGCTGCCACCGACCGGCGATAGCGACCATTTTCTTCCCGTTGATGATCGCGGTCGGCATGTCCTGTTGGTCGGCCATTACTTCTCTCCCTTTCCAGCCGCATACGGCTCCTTCTCTTTCGGGAATGCCGCGGCGAGGCCCTTCTTGACCTTGGCCTCCATGTCCAGCATACCCTGGATCGACCCGGCCTTCTTCTTCATGTGCTTGAGCGCTGCCTGGTGCCGCTTCTCGTCGAGACGGATACCCTGCGCCGCCGTCAGATGTCGGGCGTCCATCTCGGCCCGAAAGTCCCGCGACACGTTGGCAGTCGCTCCGCCCAATTCGGTCGTTCCTCGTTTCATCACATTGCTCCTGCGAAAGTCTCCGCGGGCTGGGCATCGGCCCGCATCTCTTGACCCGCCGCCATACTCGTATCGGCGTCGGTCGTCTGCACGTTCCCCGGCTGCCCGTTCTGCATGATCGCGCCCATACCCCCACCCGCGCCCTGAGCCTGCGTCGGCTTGGCATTGTCCGGCTGGGGCGACTTCTGCATCAACCCCTGCACCTGGTCCTGGAACTCGGGGTCGAAGAAGACCTCATCCATCCACTCGATGTCCATTTCCTTCGCCGTGCGGATCAGGCACTTGGCGAAGCTGAACTGGACCCCCATCTGCTGGCAGACCATCGCGGCCTGAGCAAGCGCGGGGATGACCTTGCCCGTCAGGATCAGCATCTTCTGCACGCGCTGGGCGGGATCGAGGCGGCTCATCGACCGCTGTTCGATCTCGAAGTGGAAGTCGAGGAAGTCGCCCTGCCGCGAGTCGGGGGTGAGAATCACCTGCTGCTCGTCCACTCGCGGCGGGATGATGATCGGACCCATCGGGCCGATCTCCGTCCGCGCCGGGATCGGGGTGCGCTTGATGAGCGGTAGGGCGATCAGGGGATCGGTGTGAAGGTACCAGGCGAGTTTGCGCTGCACGTCGCGGGTCCGCAGGTATACGATGTCCCGCATGTCCTCCACCCGCACGTTCGCATTGCCCTGGAGGATGTTCGCCTGAGTGGCGGTGTTGGCATCCGACCGCATCCCGCCAAGCTGATCGGTGTTGCCGGAGCACAGATTGAACCAGTACGACAACTGCTGGAGATGGGACTCGTTCGACCGCTGCTGGCCCCCGAAGGACATGACCTTCGCGGCCTCGGGGTCCATCACCCCAATCGCCTCACCATCGCCCGCGTCCACGATCTCCTGTGCGTCATCGGCCGCGGAGGGCTTGAAGGCAAGGATGTCCTTCTGGCGCTCGGCCTGCTCCATCACCTTCTTGGCCATCTTGTTCGCGGCGATGTGGAGGTCGTACCACACGGCCACGGGCGCGATGGGCATCGGATTGTTGGGCATCGGCGGCGTGAGGCTGAGGTAGGTGTACGGCCCCTCGTCCGGCCCGTCGTAGTCCTCGACCCGGAGATACTTGTCGGGCACCTGCGGCCCGCCGGGGAGCGTCACTAGGGCGTCGGCCGCGGGCACCCACAACTCGCGAACCTCCACATAGTCCTGGAGATCGTTGATCTGCGCCGGGGTGATCTCGTGCTGGGAGATCGTCTGGGTATCGCGCCGCTCGAATGGGTCGTTTCCCGCGGTCGGCAGGCGCTCCACGAGATCGTGGTCGTACTGATCGGAGTCGAGGAGCATCTGGCGCGGGACCCGCACCCGGTGGCCCACGAACGACGCCTCCTCGATCCGCCGGGCGGCGGGGTCCAGCAGGTAGTCGTCGAAGTCCACCGTCAGGGCGTAGGGCTGCCCGGGATCGACCTGCGTGGAATCGGTGAAGTTGACCAGGTTGTCGCTGGTACAGATTCCGCACTTCATCACACCCATGCAAAACAGGGAGTCCACGATCCACCGGCGCAGTTCCGAGCGCAGGTCCATCTCCTTCGCCAAGTAGTCAAGGCCCAGGCCCAGCAACTCGGCGTACCCTCGGTAGGCGAGGAACTTCGAGGTCACGAGGGTCTTGGGAAAGTTGGTGACGAGCGTGGGGACCAGGGTGGCAATCGCGTTGAAGATCAGGTTGATGGGCTCGTTGCCCACAGACCCGTGATCTTTGTCGTAGTAGGACCCGGCGAACTCCCGGAGCATCATCATGCGCGAAGCGCGGAAGTTGCGGAGGCGCTCTTCGCCCAGCTTCACGGCGTTGAAGACCCTCTTGACGGTCACTTCCTTGGTCGGCATGGTTCTATCTTACCCCGCTAAGTCGATTTTTGCCACGATAAAACTCGACACTGCCCCCTGTAAAGTCGAATGTGTCACCCCATCCCGGCCGGGTCGCCTTCCCCCTCGACAGGGCCATCTTCCGTCTGAACCCGATGCTCCGTCCCGGCGGGGCGCTCACGTCGGGCTTGCCCTGGGGCATGTCCTCGACACCCAGGAGGATCAGGGCGTCAGCGATCACCCGGTCGCCGTGGGTCAGGCGCGCCGCTTCGCTCTCCTTGGTGAACTCGGCCGGGCCGAGGCCCCCATCCGTGTAGTAGACATAGGTAAGGGCCTCGTCCAGAGCCTCCGCGGAGTGGTTGATGATCCCGCCGTGCGCGTAGGCCCGGCGCAGGATACCCATCAACTGCTCCTTCTTCTCGCGGGTCGAGTGCCAGCCGTACTTCTTGCGGGTCTTCTCGGTGATCGTCCCCGCGGTCTTGTCGATGAAGTAGTTGGGGTACTGCATCACCTTGACGAACTGCCGCCCGAAGTCCCACCCGGGGCCGTTGGCTTCCCAGATGACCATTGGGTGCCCACCGGCCCTGTTGCCCCCCACCCAGCAGGCTGCGGCAGCAACGATCCGCGCCAGATCATAGGGGGGCGTGTTGGCGTCGGCAAACTCCGCGATCTTCTCCCGTGTCTCGTTGCACAGCACCGACACCACCGAGTTCGATGCCCCCTGCCCGCGGGAGATGTCCACGCCCAGGGTGTACGTCTTGGTCTGGTCCAGCCGCCCTGAGACATGGGGCGTCCAGAACCGCCACGGCCCGCACTTGCCCACCCTGATCTGGTTCAGTTGAGATCGCGCGATGATCCCCGGCATGGCATCCTGGGCGACCCCGCGGATGAAGTCGAACTCGCGTGTAAACGTCGGGGGCTTGGCGAAGAGAGCGCGGTGCTGCTCGATGGGCTGGGAGTCGAAGAAGGTGGACCCGGAGCCGATGTCGTCGCGGTCCAACTCCTGGGCCATTTCCTGGGGGCTGCGGCGCTCGGCCTGGGCGTCGTAGTAAGGGGACCTGATCTGGTAGGTCTTGGTCGTGGGGTCCTGAAGCACATATCGCCCGACCCCTTTCTCCGGGTGCTCCCACCACGGGAGAACGAAGACCTTGATCTGCCCGCTCTTCTTCCACTTACTGTACTCCGTCCCTGGTCCGGCCGGGGTGGAGTTTACGAGGCGGCACGAGGTTACATCAGATGTGGCCCAGCGAATCTTTGTCCCTTGTTCGACCTTCGCAAACTCATCAAGGAGGACAGCATGGCGTCGGTCGCCGGATGCGGCGTTGGCGTTGGCAGATTCTCCGTCGATCTTGCTACCGTTGGCGGTATTCGTCATGTGCATTACGACATCGACCGTAGGTGGGCGCAGCCAGGTCGGCTCCCATTTTCTCAGATACCGATGTTTCCATAGGAGGGACTTGGGGTTATCCGCCCTGTCCACATATTCCTCCGTTCTCGAAAGTTCCAGGAACATGCGGTCAGGCTTGAAAGTAAATTGGTGCTCGATCACCAGGATGTGATTCCAGGAGGCCCCCATTTCACGAGACTTATCGGTCAGAAGGTCGTGTCCGGTGTTGATCGCCTCCTCGATTGCAAGGATATGCTCATCTTGAATGGTCCATGTGACATACGCGGTATGCACGTCCTCGACCTGGTGCGCGGTTCCTTCTTCATCGAACGACCTGAGCTTGAACGTGTAGGCGAAGGTGTTGGTCCAGTAGAGAACGGAATCTCGACACGCTGCCCAGAGGTCTCGTTGAAACCCTTCGTCCCCCTCCGCGTCCCTCAAAATACGCGCCCGGTACTGGAGATTCTCATGGAGTCTCTTCGGGACAGACAGGCCAGTTACGGGGTCCTTCCAAATTGGAGGAACATCCGGGAAGGGTTCGTGTAAAGTTGGTCGGGCTAGTTCAATCACCGCGGTAGTTCCTCAAATACTCCATCGCTCGGAGGAACAGAAGTTCATTCTCCTCGAAGCATCCCAGCCCCGTGTTGCACCGGGCACAGAGTAGAGCGCGAACTTTTCCTGTCGCGTGGTCGTGGTCCACTGCCAAGGACTTCTCGGTCGCCTTACCGCAGATCGCGCAAACACCGTTCTGCTCGGCAAGCATTCGTTCGTAGTCGGCCAGGGTGATCCCGTAGTGCGCCTGGAGGGTGCTGTTCTTGTGGAAAGCCCGGTCCTGTTTGCGGTGCCAATCACGATTTCCAATATTCGCACAGTCCCGGCACTCCGACCGAAGATGGTCCCGGCCTTTGTACCGGCGTGTGAACCCGGAAAGGGGTTTCGACTCCCCGCACTTCGAGCACCGCTTCGTGGGCGTCGGGATAGTCGGTGGGGGCATCAAGCGTCCTCTTCCTCCTCCACGGGATCGCCGTTCGCCTCGGCCTCCGTCGCCGCGGCTGCGAGGCTGTTGGCCCGCGCCCGGCCCATCTCCGTGACCTTCTCGATCAGCGAGTGACCGACCTCTTCCGGTGGAGCAATCGCAATGCGCCCCTCGATCCTGTTGTACAATAGCTCAATTGCTCTCCAGTCTGGTTCATGGACGATCACCGACCCATTCTTCGGGTCCACGCTCCTGTACCCCAGCGCCGCCTGCCACACGAACTTGGCCAGGGCCGCGGCCTTGGTCACGGGGTCGCCGTCGTCGTTGACCGTCTCCATGTCCAGGGCCAACGCCCTGAGATACTTGGACAGAATGGCTCCGGTCGGCGCGCGAAGTGTGCGTTCCTTACCCATGCTTACGCCTCCTGTACCCGTACCTCCACAGCGCCCGGCTCAACTCCCGCGCCTCCGCGGCGACCTTGGCCTCCGACCGGCCGGGGGAGATCGCGTGGATGAGTTCGTGGATGACGATCTCCAACCTCTTGCGCTTGCGAAGGTCCCAGGCGATGTCGATCAGGCGCTGGGCGGGGGTGCAGAGGCCGTAGATCGCGGAGTCCTGGATGGTCCAGCGGTGGTTGTTGATCGTGAGTTTCATAGGAGTGTGACAATCGGAGTACCCGTCCAGAAACCATTGGGCGTGTACGCACCCTCGATGTTAGGATCAAACCGATCCCAGGTTTGCTCTGTGATGCCGTTACCAACACCCCCCAGGGTGATCGCCCAATTACCGCCGAAGTCAGCCAACCACCAGATGAAGAAAAAGTCCGTCTGGCCCGATCCGAGGGCGACTTGTCGGTAGTACGGTTTTCCGGCGTGGGTTCCTGCCTGATAGTAGTTTCCCGTGGCATCGGGGTTGAGGGTGCCCGTGACGACCAGGACCGGCGTGACCGCCCCGCCCTCGATGATCCCGTTCCCAATGATCTTCCTAGTGCTGGCACCCACGGGTCATCCTCCGCGGGTCACTTCCGGCAGAT